GTTCTGCTCTCCCAACCCGCTGCCGTACCAGTAATACTACCATCTGGGTGATGTGTGGCAACGCGACTGTTGTGAAGATATATGTGAGTGCCCTTGCTATCGTTTCTAACCTCGGTATTTCTACCATGTTTTCCAGCTTTGCGATTCAGAAGTCCTCTGACTGCGGCATCTGAAACCTTGCGTGCCATCTCATCAAGCATCTCTTCTGAGAGTTCTATCTCTTCTTTTACGTGGTACATTCCCTTTGCCTTGTTTATCATTTTCAAGCCTTTTGTTGTGAAGTTGCCACGCTTGAAATCCCATGTGTTGTGGCGATCACTAACCTTGTCTTTCAGATTTTCGACATCGGGTGATTCTCGTTTCGCGATCATACGAACGGCGCGCTTGGTAAGCTTCTCACCCTTTTCGGTAAACTTACCCTTTTTGAAATCCCAGTTTCCGTAACGGTCACTGACCGCATTTCGAATGCGCTCTGCTTTGCCTTTATCTATTGCCATTTACGTGTCCCTTTTTATTTATTCGTCGTTTCTAACAATGCGACAATGATAGAGCATGATACGAGTATCTTCTCCCTGATAGTAATCCAACGTGGTGACGGCATCTTCAGAAAATGGATGTGGTCCAGAAAGAATCTCAAGCATTGTGCCTCTTGGCAACAGGAACTCTTTCTCTCGTGATTCTGGATCAATGGCACCAACATAAATGCCCGGATCACCTTTCTTTACGTCGATCTGAAACAGAACTTTGTATGGTTCTTTCTTTTGCTTCGTATCCCCATGCTCATAAGCAAATGAATCGATAGGAACCGCATGATGAATCGATGTACTTAGGTAGCCTCGAAAAAGATATTTCGATCCGGCTCTCAGATTCTTTAGCGGAACAGACGGTCCTAATCCCATATAGGTCGGAAAATCAAAAGGGGCTTCTTTTCCCTCAAAAGCATTATCAAGATCGACCATTGATTTGTGAAGATATGATTCTATCTCTCTGTTTCTAGGTATGCCATGTGTTTGTGGCTCAAATCCATTGTATAGGTAGCTGTTCATTTGATCGTATTGCCAACCGGTGTAGTCTGTAATGGCACTTACTTCATCGTCAGTGAATAACTCTTTCTTGTAGAAATCCATTAAAGATTTGTCGAGTTTTATTTCCTCTTTACGCTTGAAGTACACCCGCTTTCGATCTTCACGGCGTCTCTGACTATATTGCTTTTGGGCTTGATCGACTTGACCCTTTAGTTCTCTGACTTTCTCGCGTTTTTTCTCAAGTTTCGCTTCGTTTTTTTCTTTCTCGCCTGCTGATATATCATGTTCATAGCGTTCCAGATCACTCCATTTCGAATCCGAATATTTTCTGTATAGGCTGTCGATCTCTGCTCCGCTTTTGAATGGTATTAAGTTTCCCTGCTTGTCTACCGTGTACTTGATCTTACCACTCTTGTCGGCATAGCGACCAAAGCCCATGTATTGTAGACCCATGGTTTTTGCCAAGCGTGCCGCTGGTGTTTTAGAACCCGGCTGTTGAGTTACGAGTTTGACAAGGTTCTCGTTCAGGTTCATTCCTGTACCAACTCCATCATGTTACTGGCAAAGCGTGATTTTCTCTTTGCCTCTAGATTTTGAGCAGAACCATTTGCTTGCTGTGGTGCGGGCAACTGTTGCTGTTGTGGTTGCTGCCCCGGCAAAGCAGGCGGTTGTCCCGGCTGAATAGGATTGCCAAACTGATCTTGTGGCATCTGGGCATCCATCTGGGCTTGTTCTGCTTCTGCGTTTGCCTGATTCTCATCCACCATTTGAGCATCAATCTCCTTGATGTCTTCATCATCAAGTTGTAGAATGTTCTTACGTGCCCATTCGACAGAGACATACCTACCAACGAATGGGTCTGCCATCTGCATCAGTTCGAAGCGGTTTCTCAGTAGCTCTGCTTCTTTTAGTTCATTGAAGTTGTTGTCTTTGAGGAAGTCGTAATAGATGTCTTCCTTGAACTCATCCCACTCCTCGACAGAGCAGATGTTTTTTAGTGCTAGTTGAACGCGAAGCAAGTCATCGAATAGTGTGGAGAACTTAGCACGCAGGCGTTGAACAAACTTGGTAAACTTTAGCTCGTCGCGCGTGATCTCCGTTGCTCGACCAAGACTAAAACCTTGGTTTTCCTCCAAACGTGATACAGGAATGCCAAGGGATTTGTATAGCTTCTTTTCAAAGTATTTCACGTCTTCCATTTCGCCAAGATTCTGACCGCCCGGAAGTGTGCTGATTTCAGTACCTTTTGAGCCTTCACGTCTCGGAAGCCAGAAGTCTTCAAGCATGGAAAGATGCTTGCGGTCGTCTTTGATCTCACCGGTTGTGCTATCATAAACAAGCTTGTTTCGATATTTAACCATGATGTCGCGCAGGTATTGCTCTGCTTTAACAGTGCTCATCTGACCAACATCAACATAGAAAATTCTGCGTTCTGGTGCGCGTGAGAGACGATAGATAACTGTTGCGTCTTCCATCATGCGCAAGTTGTTCAATGGCTTGATCGCTTTATGTAGATAGGAAAGAACCATGGCTCTTTTGGAATCCATCAAACCTGAGTTGATGTTTACAACCGAGTCAACAGCAATCTTGGAACCAAGGTTTGAATGAGCACCCATCATGCCCTTGTCGTTATAGAGGTAGTATTCCACCTCACTGCGAATGATGTCGATGCCAGTCTTTGGGTCCTTGGTCTTTTGAATCTCACGTATCTTACGAATACGACGAGGATCGATGTATCGAATCTCTTTGATACCATCGCTCGGTCTCTTCTCATCAATGACCACATGATAGAAAAGCCTGCCATCTATATACCAGCGACGAAATACATCATGTCCCATGTTGCCAAAATTTAGCAAGGACAAGATGTAGCTAAACTCATCCTCGATCTTATTTTTGATGCTATCGGCTTGCTTCAATTCATCCATGTTGAGTGAGATTGAATGACCGGTGTCATCCATAACAATTGCTTCGTTTACAATATCGTCAATAGCAGTCTCAAGTTCTGGCTGCATACTCATCTCGCGATAACGAGTGATTAGCTCGATCTCATTACGAACAACACCATCCAAATCGACGTATGTGCCATAGTAAGCGCCAGATTGTATTGTAACTGCCCCATCTTCATTAGAGGGCAGCGCAAACGTTTTTTCACGTTCTTTCAGTTTCTCATCATCTTCTTGCTGGATGCTGAAGCCGAATAGAGTTGTCGTCGCCATTAGACATGTATCTCCATATGAGGGAGGAGGGGATTACTCCCCTCCGCTTTATTAAGGAACAGGTTGAAGCAATGGTGACAATGCGCCAGTATTTCCAACCGTATCTGTGGTAACAGCTTCCCACCACTGGTAGGCAAATGTAACCTGATACTCTTCAATCTGGTCGTTTGCTCCCCAATCGAGTTCGATAGGTCCAACATCAATTGGGAACATACCAATGAATTTATATTCCTTGATAACGTCTCCGGTTTTTCCAAACTGTGTCACAAAGCCATCCTGTTGATAACCACCGTCGCCCTTAACAAATGCTGGGTCTCTCAGGTTAGCAACGTGCGAATTAAGACCACTCATCCATGCCTCAAAGGCATTGCGAACTTGGAAGTCTTCATCATTGATAATAGTGACTGTCCACTCTGGGAAGGTCCTGTTACCAGAAAACTTCAATTCGCGTCCAAAGTAATACAATGGAATCTGGTTTACAGTGTCACCGGGAAGTGAGGCAGCGCGTGCCATGAAGGTGAACTGCTGCTGCGCTCCACCAGTAATTGTTGGAAAAGTCAGGTCGCATTCGAACAAATTAGGACGAGCACCGTCGAAGTTCATTTGTGCTCTGAAGTCTTGTACCCTAAATGCCATTTCTATTTACTCCTTTGTGAATGTATTTATGCTACGATTTTGGATTAGCCCCACTTACCAACAACTTCCTCGAATGCCACGCCAGTACGGACAGCGATGAAGTTTAGCTGGATGAAGTTGATCGAGCGAGCAGGCTTGATGTAGATGTCACCAATGAACTCGTTTCGGTCGATAACCTCAGGAGTATTGTTTGTTTCGTCGCAAACAACGCGGAAATCGTAGATACCACGGCGACCTTGAACATCACGTAGGAATGGCTCAACAAGTGCGACGAACTGTGCGCGAGTGAACTCATCGTTGAACTCGAACAGCGAATAACGTGCGGCTCTTGTGATAGCTTTTTCTAGAACGATAAACAGACGACGAACGTTGATGCGGTCGAAGGCACTTGGCTTGGCAAGCATCGTCTTATCACCGTAAAGGATGGTTCCTTCACCGGGGAATGTCACGATTGGATTGATGCCTGCCTTGTAGAGGTCATCACGCTCTGACTTAGTTGCGTTATAAGCAAGTCTTGTAACGTTCTTGATGTGACCACGGTTGAAGCCTGCTGGTGAATACCATGGATCACGCTCATAGTCTGTACGAACGCAGAGACCAGCAATGTCACCATTACATGGAACCCAGCGATATACGTTGTTATATTTGTCGAACTGTAGCTTCCAGTTGTTGTCCATGACAGCATAGGAAGTCGAGTTATACTGATTCCTCTGAGCAACAGAGTCAGTAACCTCGTTTCCGTCATTGTTAACAACCTGATTCATCAAAGGCGATAGGAAGCTGACGCAATCCTTACGAACCTCTGCGATGTTCTCGATTGTGTGCTCAACAACGGCAGTGTTAGCAGCACCGGTAACGATAAGCGAAACGTCAACTTCTTCTGCGTTAAGGAACTTGTCGTAACCAGCGATAATGTCTGCGTCGGTTGATAGAGCGTCTACACCACCAGAAAGTGACCATGTGACCTCGTTGTTGCCTTCAGCAAAGGTTTGACCGGATGCTGGAAGACCCCATGTAGCTGTGTCAGCTTCTTGTTCAGCATTCTGTAAGTGGTTTAGAATGTAAATATACTTACTACGATCATTGATGACGTTGACATAGTAGTTGCTTGAACCGTCATCGTTGTAGGCATCAGATGCCTTGGAGACGTAAGCATATTTCTCAAGAATGGTGTTTGCGGCACCACTGAATTTTCCGTCTTCGTCAACAACGATGATGTGCATTTCGTCATTGGCACCGTTTAAGTTGCCAACGTAAGTGGATGTTCCCGGCATACCGTTGAACTCTTCATAGTATGCCCAAGATGTCCATAGAACACTGTTAGCACCAGTACACATGGAAACTTTCAAGCTGTTTCCGATGTCACCAGCATAACGTGCTGCGAACTGTCCAGAGGAGTTGGCTGCGGACAGATCGAGATAGTTGATTTCGTAGTCGTCGCGATTCTGAATGAGAAGCGCAGCGCCAGATGTAGCATTCTTTGCTGTTGTTGTGTCTGCTGTTCGAACAACGCGAAGGCTGCGTGCGTATGAGAGGAAGTTTGAGCAGCTAAAGAATGCCTTGAATGTATTGGCAGTTGGTTTTCCGAAAATGTTTGCTAGTTCAACCTCGTTGCCTAGTGAGACGATAGTATTGATTGGTCCCCAAGCAAAGTCACCAGCGAAGGCACCTTCTGTTGTGCCTACTGCCGGAACAATAGTTGTCAGGTCAATTTCAGTAAAATTAACGCCGGGTGAGAGCTGGAATGCCATTTTTGTGTTCTCCTTTTAGGAAAGGTTATTTTTCTCTTTCATTATGTTATTTAGAAAAATCAACATTTACAGCCTATGTTTGTTGGTAAGCATGTCCCAATCGATGTCATTGTCAAAAACGTATCTTCGCTTTCTTTCCAGAACCCATAGGTCTCCATTGGCGTCACGTTCATTCTCAAGTGGATCATTCAATCCGTTATCTATTATACCAAAAGGAACCAGATCACGATCCATGACACTCATTTGTTCCTTTTGGAGTATCTGTCGAATGTTGCTGTTGATATTCTCTTTGAAATATCGCTGCCCTGTAAGCCAGCCAAAGTTTACCAAGCACATTACCAAGTCGTCGTTTGCGCCTTGCTCGGCTTTGTAACTGGTTTTGTCCAGAGCAAAAGTAGTGAACTCCGATATGGTGTCCATATCTTCAACCAGAAGTTTGTCGCTTTCGATCAATGTTTTCAGGTTGGTACACCCGATTGACTTGGTTTGCTTGTTGTTTTTCAAACCAAAAGCAATCTTCTTTTTGAAGCCCGGAGTGTGTTGCTGCCCCTGCTTTCCCTTCATTTCGATCTTGATTAGGTTATCGTAGGACAGTTCGAAGTGTAGAATGTCGGCAACCTGTAGACCAATGCTATTGATCTCCACGAGTATGAATGCCTCGTTATATTTCATAGCATACTGTAGCAGTACAGTCGGAAATAGCATGGGTGAAATGGTGTTGTTTCGGTATGAGACAACCTGCTTATACGGTGAAGCAGTCACATCAACAATGACGAATGCCGAGTAGTCATTTCCAAGCCCTTCCGAAACATCCACGGTCATACAATAGGTGTGACCATCTTTTGGCTTCTCAAATATGCGAGAGTGATCCTCGGTTGATATGGGCTCGGTAGAGGTTTCGATGAGTTGCGCAATCTTGCTCGGGCTGATAAGTGTGGCAGAACTGCCCAGAAACTCGGTTTCGAACTCCTGCTTGAACTGCTCGGGCGAGGTATTGCGTATGGTTTCTTCTTTCCACTTCTGATCTCTGCCCGGAACTGCCGACCAGTGAACCTCGATAGGAATGTATTCCGACTTACCTTTTATAGCACGAGTCCATGCGGTATAGTAATGGTTCATTCCTTTGGGCGTCGAGATGATGAAAATCTTGGTTTTAGTACCAGCGGTAATAACAGGATAGGTTGAGGTGAAGAATGCGTCGGCAATGTTGTTGGGAACGAACGCAAACTCGTCTAACAGAACAAGGTCATATGAACCAGAACGCAGACCGTCAGCGGTGGTAGCGAACGCACCGATCTGCGATCCGTTCTCTAGTTCGATGTTACCCTTGTTCCACTCGATGATGCCGTGCTGTAGCCATAGCGGAAGATTCTCATATGCCAGTTTCAAGCGACCTAGCAGAGCGTTTGCTGCCGGTCCCTTATGGGCAACGATTGCCATGTTGAAGTTCTCGTTGAAGAGAACCAGCCATAGCATGAAGGCAATGGTTGTGATCGACTTGCCCGACTGGCGAGGAATCTTACAGATGACGAAGCGGTTATCGTTGAAGGTATGAATCATCTTCTCTTGAAAGTCGTACAGGTCAAATGAAATGATACCCTTGCCAAGTGCGATGATCTTGACATAGTTGCGAATGAAATAGATGGGGTCCTTTCGGCATTTGTCGTACTCATCTATCTGCTCCTGCGTCATTGCGATTTGAATGAACGCTCGGCGCAGTTTGGGATTGCCGTTATAGCCTACGTGTTTACTCATCTTTACTCTTTAGCTGTTTCAACAGATCGGATGTGGTGCCGACGAATACTGCCTTATCTATCGATACGCCGCCACCTTCTGGTTCAAGAAGTTTCTTGCCTTCAACGTTTCGTATTCTCTTTCGCTTCTCATGCGAATCCAGAAGTTTGTCGGCAGTCTCGGAAACCGTCTTGATGAGTGTGGCAAGAACCTCAAAGGATCGTGCTTCCTCGTTGTTTTGAGCGATGCTATGTATATCCGAGATGGCAATGCTGCCTGTCTTGATAAGTTCCTGAAGTGTTACACGAACATTCTCAAAATCCTCGTCGGCTTCAACTGCGTCATTGCTATTCTCGGCAGGCACGATCTCTCTTGCCTCCTCGTTTACCGGAACAAGGTCGGTGGCAAACTCTGTATCTAGTGCTTGCGATAGCGTTTTTCTCGATTTCATTTTATCATTCCAATGTATCTGGGAACTCGATGATGGTCTCTGTATAGCCAAAGTCATCTGTTGGCTCGGCATCCAGTGGATCAGGTTCAACGGTGATTTGTGCCAGTTTCAATGGCGATGCGTCAAAGCTGACGATACTGTAAACGGCATTGGTGGAAACTGCCCGAATGGTGCTGTTTACCGTGAACTGACCCTGTGCGCCGCCAATCATTAGTTTTTGATTGTTTCTATCCCACGTCATGACTGTGGCAAATGCCGTGGCATTCGTGTAGTTGGTGCCTTGGTACACCGTGTCTTGTATCATAAATGCGCCATTGTTTCCAATATCTGTATTTATGCGAATGATGTATCCAGCAACCAATGACGGATCGTTGAAGATATTGGCAATGCTCTTGCGAATGATCTTTGGAGTAGTGATCGGTCCCCAGAAATAACCTTTCACGGTGAACTTCAATGTCCAAATGACATATCGAACGCTTTCCCAATCACCTTCGTATTGCGTATTGCTTTCAACACTGTTCAAAATAATAGGAACGTCTTTTATGTATTCCATTGTAGGAATAGGAGTGATCGGGACTGTGTAATCAGGATTGAAATAAGGCAATATCTGTTCGAGAACGTGAAGCCCGTCGTCTGTAGTTTTTGCGTAGAGCGCCAGTTCGAACTCTATGTCGTAAGGAACACCCATATATTGTTTTGCGCTTTTGTATGCTGTTTCATTTTTGGCAACTTTCAGAAGTGATCCCTGCTTTCTATCCGCGTCATAGGAAACGTTGGTGATGTAGAAAGACATGCGCGGCAACACTGTCTGAGTTGCTTTCAACAGGTCCGGATCGCTTTCAAAACGGGTTACATACTTGTCCTTTGGCGCATATGAGATAGGCACGCGAAAGCGTTCAAGTTCCGTATCGCTATCTGGCGCTTTTCGAACCATTGTGATCTGGTTGAATATGGTGCCAAAAACGATGACGTACTTTCTCATCAACTTGTAGTAAAAATAGTCTTGACTAAGCATTATGGCTCACCAAAGGGGTTTGTTTCTGAGAAGTCAATGAAAGTGTTACCCTCATCCTGAATCAACCTGTTATCAGATGAATCGTATTTGACGTAATCTCCAAGGTCGTCAACAATAGTGACGATGGTATAGGTATTGGATGTTACACCAGTTAGATTCTGGTTGTTGGCAATGCTTCCTTTGATGTCGATTACATGAAGTTCGGTATTCGATGCGTTCCAATCTGAAACGGTTGCCGTCATTGTAGCATAGTCAAGGTTCGCACCCTGAAAGACTGTTTCACCGATGATGAAGTTGCCGTTGCTGGTAACAATCAACTTGACTGTGTAGGAGGATTGAACCTCGACCTTATCAATATCTTCGACTCCTGTGCTGATCTCTTCATTGGCATAGCGGAACAGTTCACAACGTAGTTCATAGACGTAAGGAAGCCTATTGCCAATCGCGAACATATGGCTCTCTTCCTCAACAAACTTGATCTCGAAAAGACGGTTCATAACCGGTATCCAGATCAAGTCTCCCTCTCGGGGTCTGGGTGTTACGTTATTGGGAACATATTTCTCGAACGTCTTGCGCCCGACAACGAAGTTGGCATTGTCGCGTATCTCAAGCCCAAATCGTGAGAAAAAGTCTTGATCACCACGAAAACCTTCAACAGTGTTGATGTACATTTCCATCTGATAGGCACGCTCAAACTTGGAGTTGACGTTCTCTCCAAAAAGCATGTCTGTTTCATCCCAGTTCTCACGAGGCATGAAATACACATCATGCCCGTAAATCTGAATGGCTTCAGTTATCAGGTCATCGACAAGATACTGTTCAGTTATCCTGTTACCGGCATAGTTATTGAAAGTAGTGGTTAGTCGCCATTGACTAACACCTCCTTTCTTCTCCTACGTAATGCGGATTCTCTCATTTTTTGTTTGGATTCCTCAGTATGTTTTCTTCCTAGATGATATTGACGAATGGCTTCGTTGTGCTCTTTTGTATTTTTGCTATTCCGTCTACCTTCGTGGAGTTTTTTGAGATGTTCTTTAGTTCGTTTTCTTTTTTTCGCGGCTTCAGATAGGTTTTTCTTATGCTCGTCCGTCATGGTTTCGCTGGTCCATCCTTCAAAAAATAGACCATCGTTTTCGTGCTTGTTATAAAAGTTTTCGTTCACTCTAGCATCAACCGCTTTCAATATCTTGCCTTCGAATATGAGCATGTCTTTCCAATAGCCTGATGCGATAATCTGTCTTGTGAAATCGTTTGGTCTTTTCTCAAACTCTGAAAGCATGTGTTTTGACGAGCAAACATAACCGTCATCGGGATTGCCCTTATGCGATCCGATATATAGCATGTTTGTTTTATGATCGGTCCAACAATAAACGAATGCTTCCATACTTCCTTTTTCTCCCTTATCCCATGATGAACTGGGGTGGTTCTTCGTATGTTGATCGTATGAGGTCTTCGACTTTCTCGATCTCGGCTTCAGCTTCCTCGTAAATCTGCTGTCCGTTCATGGTGACTCCGCCGATGAGTGCCACATTATTGTACTTGCGCATGTTGTTGCCCCAGCGTCTCTTGATATGAGCGGTGGCAAGCCTTTTGAGCATTCGATCATTCCACACATCAGCAAACTCATTTGGGTCTACCAAAATCCAGCCTTCGATAATGATATACTCACCCACATCAACGTCATTTGTCCAATCCCAATCAATGAAAAGCTTGTCTGTATGACGGTTGAAACGAACCGGAACCAAACCAGAAAACAATAGATCGAGTGTTCGAAGGTGCTGCATGGTTAGTACATAGGGCACATAACTTGTGCTTGTGAAATCGTATAGCTCATGAAGGCGTAACTGATAGCGAAGGTCAAACATATTGACCGAGGCATTTGACGATTGAACAGGAAAAATGCGTGTTACACCAAAGATGTTTTCGGTGATTGGAATGTACTGATTCGTTTTGTCGTCAGAGGTTATCTGATGCTTGAGGTAATGGCGTTCGACACCATCATGGTGAAAGTCGTGAAAGTATTGAAGTGCGCTATCGATTGCGTCGTCAACTTGATCGTCGTCAATATTGATCTCGATTACTGGAAAGCCCAGTTCGCGAAGGCACCAATCTTTCATCTGTTCTTTTGTTGCTGGTACGCTCATTTTACCTTCCTTTTGTGGTATTTAGTAATTACTCTCCGGGAACCCAATATTTTGCGTAGTAGGTGATCACGATAATCCCCGGTCTTCCAGCGCCACCATTGGTATTGCTGCCACTTTCAATCCCACCACCGGCACCTCCATAAACGTAACCTATTTGACCAGATGTTCCACCATTGCCGCCAGCACCAGCATAGCCACCACCACCACTGCCACCGCCACCGCCAGTATTACCATCGGTGCCAGTGGTGCCATTGCTGGATGTTCCGGCACAGCCACCTCCACCACCGCCACCACTTGAGTATCCATCACCACCACCACCTCCGGTACGATTGACGCTGCCATATTGTCCCGTTCCACCAGAAGAGGGACCAAGTGTGGGATTATCACCATAAAAGTTGGTTGATCCACCGCTGCCGCCATTCGCTCGACATCCTTGAGAACTACTGGTTGGAACGGCTGCTGAACTTCTATTAACCCATGTTGTGCCGCCATCATTGCCATTATACGAGGTTGTGGTGCCACCGGAGCCAATAGCATAGTAAAGTGTTGAATAACCTTCTAAACCAAAGTTTACTAATTTGGAATAGCCGCCGCCAGCCGCACCAGCACTACCAGTGGGCTGTACAGAGTAACAATAACCACCAGCACCACCGCCGCCATAACACTCGATAGTGTTGGAAGCATCATTCCAGTCAGACGGAACAGCCCATGATGAACCAGATGTTTTAGTAACAGTCGTAGGTGTTTCTGAAGTAGCCCAATATCCGGGTTTACCACCACCGCTTGATAGGTTTGTTACTTTCAGCATTACAATTTGCTCTTTAAGTAGTCTCTGAATTGAGTTGCCGTGATCGTTGGCTGCGAGTTCATTGTTCTGACCTCATTCACCAACTCAAAAAGAACAGATGCCAAAGCTTTCTCGACAGAGTATTGTTTGTCCGTCATACTAACGCTCTCTGTCTTCACTTGGTCGATCTCTTGAGCAGTGTAATCGCGAAGGTGAGTTGTGATAACATACTCATCTCCAACCAATTCTTCTGTAGTGGTCTGAATGATGTAGTCAGGATCACTGGCAGTGTTATCCACAACGCGCGATACGGGGTGCCACTCCACGTTTTTGTGAGGAATGTCAACAGGTCTGCTTTGAAGCCGTTTTATATATTGAAAAATGCCGCTTATGAAAAGTGCGTATTCGTTCATATCTTCTCCTTAGTCGTCCGTGACAGTATTGATTCGGTAGTGGATTTTGACGCCATGTAACTGACCCAAACCACTGTATGTGTCTGATCCATTTGCCGTAGGACGAGTAACAACGAATGTCAATAATTCTTCCGCTCCCGGTGAGCCTCCCGGTGTGATAGTTATTTCGTTTGTGATTTGAGAATACTGTCCTGTTCCGCAGGTATCAGCAACATATGTTGGAGTAGGAACTGATGTATTCAAGGAGTCGCCATCTGCTAATGCTTGAGTGGAAATGCCCCAAACAACACCACTTGCGCTTGTAGATGGATTGTTCCAAACAAACTGGCAAACCAAGTCGCCTTCATCCCACCCCTTGGGCATTTGAATACTAAACTCGGCATATTGTTGTGTTGAACCATCAAAATCCATTGTCTTGTATGAGTTGCCACCACTCGTTGCCCATGTATTGGATGCTGCGGTATCATTGCGTGGCACCATACCAGCAGCAGCAACCCAGATTGTTTGTTGACCACCAATGAGAGCCGTGACTGTATTTGAATTTGCGAAGGCACTGTTTGCCGCGAGCATCACGTTGTTTGCTGCGTAGGTATAGGTAGTATTCTGAGCAGCATAGGCAGAGTTTGCTGCGTTCATAACATTGTTAGCAGCATAGGTGTAAGTGGTATTCTGAGCAGCATAGGCAGAGTTCGCTGCTTTCATTACGTTGTTAGCAGCATAGGTGTAAGTGGTATTCTGAGCCGCATATGCTGAGTTAGCGATCAATCGAACGGTATTGGCAGCAAAGGTATAGTTCGAGTTGGCACTATTCCAGACTGTGTTGGCTTGTAAAAATGCTGCTACGGCAACGGTATCATCTGTCGCGCTAGTTGCTAAGGTGACATTAGCAGTGTTCAAGACAGCATCATCAACAATAGTAACTGTGATGTTGGTCCCTTCAATGAAGTTGATTGCTCGTCTCACGGATGCGGAAGCATAGGTTCCACCTGTCGTCTTACCAACATTCATTGATACATTGGAATAACCCATTGCTGTGTTTGCCACCAACATGACGTTGTTAGCAGCATAGGTATAGTTACTGTTGGCTTTGTCGTAAGCAGTATTAGCGATCAACCGAACCGTGTTGGCAGCAAAAGTATAGGTTGTGTTTTGAGCAGCATAGGCAGAGTTCGCTGCTCTCATCACGTTATTTGCTGCGTAAGTGTAGGTTGTGTTTTGAGCAGCATATGCCGAGTTGGCAATCAATCGAACCGTATTGGCAGCAAAGGTGTAGTTACTATTACCAGCGGCATATGCTGAGTTAGCGATCAATCGAACCGTATTGGCAGCGAATGTATAGTTCGAGTTGGCACTATTCCAAACCGTGTTGGCTTGACCAAATGCTGCTGCTGCCACTGTATCATCTGTCGCTGTTGTTGTGATGGTAACGTTGGAGACGTTGATTGCCGAATCATCGTCAACGTTTACTGTAATCAGACCACTTTCAAGGAAGTTGATACCTCGACGTGTTGCTCGATTAGTGTAGTAACCGTTGGATGAAATCGTGTTACCAACTGGAATCAAGTTCGCAGCATTGGCTTGAGCAAACGCAGCATTAGCCGCAAGCATCACGGTATTAGCAGCATAGGTATAGTTACTGTTGGCTTTGGCATATGCTGAGTTGGCAGCGATCATCACGTTGTTTGCCGCGTAAGTGTAGGTCGTGTTAGCTTTGGCATATGCTGAGTTGGCAGCGATCATCACATTGTTAGCAGCATAGGTATAGTTTGTGTTGGCTTTGGCATATGCCGTGTTTGCGATCAATCGAACCGTGTTAGCTGCGAAGGTGTAGTTACTGTTGGCACTATTCCAAACCGTGTTGGCTTGATCGAAGGCAGCTTCAGCAATGGTGGTGTCTTGAGCAACTCCACTTATCATAACGTTAGCAACATTGATCGCTGGATCATCATTCACTGTAATGGTGATATTTGTGCCTTCAAGGAAATTGATACCTCGACGGGTTGCTCGATTGGTGTAATAACCGTTGGACGAGATTGTATTACCTACAGGAATTAGGTTGGCAGCATTGGCTTGCGCAAACGCAGCATTAGCCGCAAGCATCACGTTGTTAGCGGCATAGGTGTAGTTGGTGTTGCCTGCCGCATATGCGCTATTAGCAACACGCATCACGGTATTAGCAGCATAGGTGTAGTTGGTGTTGCCCGCACCGTAGGCAGTATTGGCAATCAACCGAACTGTATTGGCAGCGAATGTATAGTTGCTATTTGCTGAATCCCAGACACTATTAGCTCTATCAAATGCCGCTTGCGATTGAGTATCCGCAATATCGGCAGTTATGTTTGCTGCGTTTGCTTTTGCGTATGCTGTGTTAGCAACCAACATGACGTTGTTAGCAGCATAGGTGTAGGTCGTGTTAGCCGTCGCGTGTGCGGCTTCACCTTTGGCTTGTGCTGTTTCAACGGCAGTGTTTGTAGCGATAGCATAAAAAGTTGTGGCATCGTTGGTGAACTGCCACTCATCCACCCCTTCGTTCCACAACACTGAGACATTAGCATCGGCACTACCACGATTGATCTGAATGCCAGCGTCTTCTGACGGTGCCACGGTATGCGGCAAGTCGGCATTCAACTCGATGATGTTATCACCGACTAACAATGTTTCCGTGTTTGCGAAAGTTGTGTTACCTGAGATTGTGACGTTGCCGGATACAACAAGGTCGCCGTCGATTGTTCCGCCAGACTGTGGTAGAGCAGCATATGCCAGCAAGTTAGCACTATTAGCCTTGTCGTATGCGGTATTAGCAATCAATCGAACGGTATTGGCAGCAAAAGTGTAGTTACTATTGCCTGCCGCGTATGCGCTATTTGCTATTAGCCTCACTGTATTTGCTGCGAAGGTGTAATTACCGTTAGCGCTATTCCATACCGTATTAGCTTGGTTGAACGCTGCTTGTGATTGAGTATCCGCAATATCGGCAGTGATGTTCGCAGCGTTTGCTTTTGCGTATGCTGTGTTAGCAACCAGCATGACGTTGTTCGCTGCGTAGGTGTACGTACTGTTAGCAGCACCGTAGGCAGTATTTGCTATCAATCGAACCGTGTTGGCAGCAAAAGTGTAATTACCGTTAGCGCTATTCCATACCGTATTGGCTTGATCAAATGCCGCTTGCGACTGAGTATCGGCAGTATCGGCAGTCAGATTAGCTGTGTTAGCCTTATCCCATGCGCTATTGGCAACCAACATAACGTTGTTTGCGGCATAGGTATAGACTGTGTTGGCAGCATCATAGGAAGGTGCTAGAGCCTCATATTCGGCTTGCGTCAAATGGTAATATTCATCGACTGTTCCACCCTGAAGGTTTGTAAGAGTGTTATGATCGACACCAGCTCCAGAAGATGAGTTCGTTACCGCGCTGAGATTTATAACTCCCGGTTCTTCCGCAAGTCGTGTTCTACCATCTGATCCATACGAGTTACCTGTGTACCATATCAATCGATACGCAATTACCGACTCGTTGATCTCAAAATTATCCCAAGTGAAGTTTTGAATGGATTCGGAACGTGCCTCTGCTAATGATCCATACTCTCCTCTACCGGGAACAACAACGTAATTGGCATCGCCTTCCATTCCTGTTACGAGCAAGTATGTTGTGTAATACTTACTTGCTTGACCAGTCGTCATAGTACCGGCATTGTCGTATTCGATATAGCTGGCAGGTGTGTACTTGTAAGGAACGTTGCTATATGTCCATGTCCATGCGCTCGCTCCTGTTCGATACCACACAACATAGTTGGTTGGTGACGTTCCGTTTCCGTCACCTACTGATGAGTTGTTGTGTAGGTAATCCTGATCTAGAAGTGTCGATGCTGAGATGGCAAACGTTACGGCAGCATTGGTATCAAGGTCTACAGTGTAACCAGTTAGAGTTGGCGCGCTTATCAGTTTTGCGCCTTCAACGGCATGAAAATAGTATTGAATCGCTCGATCCATTCCGACGCTGTGTCTTTCGTCAGCAATCCAATATTTTGGTGTTGCTCCCGATCTCCACTCAACGGTCGCGACAGGAACTTTGTCGTCCATAAGTGACCAGTCTGATAAAGAGGCAGTAAGTGTTCCATCATTGGCATCGATATAGATGTACCACTGTCCATCAGCGGGGGGTGAACCAAGGACAACCTGTTTATTGCCACTAATCTCGACAAGTTTGCCTTGACGATAATAGCCCCATCCTCCACCGGCATCTTGAAGAGTGAAAGTGTAGGTGGTATCGTTGTAATCGAGTGTTGTTTCTGAGCGGTCACGGAAGCCAAGTCTGTCGGTATCAACCCATGTTTGTATTGCCGCATTAGCATTCGCATAAGCAGAGTTAGCTGCCAACAGAACGGTATTGGCAGCATAGGTGTATGTCGTGTTAGCTGTATTGTATGCTGTGTTGGCAATCAATCGAACTGTATTTGCTGAGAAGGTATAGTTACCATTGGCACTATCCCAAACAGTGTTGGCTTGGTCAAATGCCGCTGCTGCCACAACATCGTCGGTTGCTGATGTTGCTACTGTTATGTTTGCTTTGTTTTCGGTAGGATCGGGATCGACATTGATCGTGATGTTCGTACCTTCAAGGAAATTGATTCCTCCGGTTACGGTTGCTCGATTGGTGTAATAACCGTTGGATGAAATAGTGTTTCCGACCGCAACAGGAGCCGTTGGAACTTGAACAAGCCATGCGCTAAGAGCGGCATCCCAATAGTAGGTGATACCGTTATGTGTGTATGTTTGTCCATTTGTAGGCGAAGTCGGAAAATCTAATGCCATTCAAATTGCCTCTTTATGTGATATTTAGTAGTCACAGTTCTTCCCCAAAAAGATTGATTGTTAGCCGTGTTATTGTCGAAACTGACTGGACATTGAATGTGACGACATTTCCGGCATTTATTCTCGTCATTCTCCAGTTATCAATGTCTCCACTTTGATTGGCAGTGGCAGTTGAAATAGTCATACCTATGTTTCCGGTCACTGAGTTCGCGACCGTTGGAACCGTTCCGTATTCACTCGACCACAGATCGATATTGGCAGAACCGGATTGATCTCCAATCAGAGTCCAGCGAATGATGTCCAACCCGTATGGAATATGTACTGAGCCTTGAATACCAGTATTCAGTGCTGTTCCATCATTGTCTAATCCATAGGAAAGCATTGCCATTTTGCTCGGGATTAGTTTTCGCCATGCTCCACGGCTGTAATAGAAGACCATTCCGTTTTGTGCGTATCTATCGCCTTCTGATGGGGATGAAGGAAAATCTAGCGAGTTGATGCTTGCTGCGATTTCAAGCGCACCCATTGCCCATTCATAACTCAAACTAGAAGCATCCGTTGTATTCAAATCGTCATAGGTAATAGATGTTGAGGTCGAACCACCACGACACATGATGTGTGCTGAACCGTATTGAGTACCGTCGCTATATGTGTCATCAAGAAGTTCCGACCAACCAGTACCCGGAGTCTGATATACAAGCGAAGAGTAAGCAGAATCAACAACAAGACCAGCTAAAACTTCAGATGTTGAAAGGGGAGCAAGGTCGAGATTATATGTGTAAGAGCCATTGGATTGTGTTGCTACTGCTAAATTATTCTCTTTGGCTTGTCTGACCGGATTAACCGTATTTACGCCGGAGTATTTGAAAACGGTAACCCATCCCCAATGGTCCAGACCATTTGAATTTACAGTTACAGTGCGAGAACCTGTTGACGGCACAAGACCGGTAAATATTTCAACAACCTGTGGATAACTACCAGTAGTATTATTTTCAACTGCTACTTGAGTAGTGAAGGATACTCCTGAAGACGAAACACTGTATTCCGGATTGCCGTAGGCACCCGTATCATAATGCTGTCTTTGAACAACAATGACTATCAGATCGTTTTCATCGGCAGCAAAACTCGTTGAAGTCCAATTCGATGTTGTCGATGTGGTAATTTCATTTTGATCGACCTGTGTTCGTGAAAGTGCCATGTTTACCCCTTAGTTCCAAACAGATTGACCATCAATCGAGTGATCGTTGAGCATGACTGAACGTTGTAGGTGATGACGTTTCCCGCGTTGATCTTATCCATTCGCCAGTTGCTTATTGTTGTACTTTGATTGGCAGTAGCAGTAGAGATGGTCATGCCAATATTATCAGTCACACTGTTGGCTTGTGTTGGTAGTGTGGTGCTATAGTCGCGAGACCATAGATCGACATTTGCTGAAC